ATACCTAAGATTAATGTAATAAAAGAAAATAAAATATCAAGGATAGAAAAATGATTGATAGTAAAGCAAAAGGGTATCGTGCAGAGGCAGCTGCTAAAAAGCAACTGATAGAATTAACAGGGCTAGACTGGCAAAGAACTCCAAGCTCTGGTGCTTTAAATAAAGCACACAAAATGAAAGGAGATCTATATTTACCGGATTGTAAAAATAAGTTTTGTGTAGAAGTAAAACATTATAAAGAATCTCAGTTTAATACTAAGATACTAACAGATATGGAGCCGCAGTTATTAAAATGGTGGGCACAAACACTTCGTCAAGCTAAAGAGGTGGATAGGCTACCTCTTTTATTATTTAAATTCGACAGGTCACAATATTTTGTAGTCTTTACCCAAGATGCTCTGGGGTCAGCTGTATCTTATAATAAATATAGACAAGTATCATTTTCATTTATTACAGAAAATTATAATCCACTTTGGGGTAATAAACCAGTTTTTATTGCTAAATTAGAAGATTGGATAAAACATGAGGATATACAATGGATAATATAATATGGATTTTGTAAATGCAAAAGGGTATAATAGAAGTAGCTTTAATAATCTAATGATTGTAGATGGGCTTAATTTAGCTTTTAGATTTGCTTGGGCTAATAAAAAGAATTATAGAAAAGACTATATAAATACAGTACAATCATTAGGTAATTCTTATCAAGCTAGAGATATAATAGTATTAGGAGATGGTGGGTCTTCTTATAGAAAAGCTATATATCCTAAATATAAAGAAAGTAGAAAAATAAAACAAGAAAAACAAACTCAAGAAGAAGAAACGGCTTTTAAAGAATTTTTAGAAGAATTTAATAATACTTTTAAAGAATTAGGAGATAGTTATGCAACTTTTAGATATAAAGGAGTTGAGGCTGATGATATAGCTGCTTATTTAGTAAATAGGCATAAAAGGGATTATAATCATATATGGCTAGTGAGTTCAGATCGTGATTGGGATCTGCTAGTAAATAAAAATGTATCTAGATTTTCTTATGTAACTAGAAAGGAAATTACACAAGAAAATTGGAGCGAGCACTACGATTATAAAGTAGACGAACATATAAGTATGAAAGTACTTACGGGAGACAAAGGTGATGATATACCAGGAGTAGAAGGTATAGGGCCGAAACGAGCTCTTGGGCTAATAAATATGTATGGTTCAGCTTATGATATTTATAGTGCTTTACCAATAGATAGTAAATATAAACATATACAAAATCTAAATGCTTTTAATGATAAAATTTTATTAAATTATGAATTAATGGATTTAGTAACATACTGTGAAGATGCTATAGGCGATGATAATATAACTAATATAAAGGAAAATTTTAATAATGACTAGAATAGTATTAGAAAATAAAGAATGTAAACCATTTAAAGAGCATAGATTTGATGCTGGCTGGGACCTACGAGCTAATGAAGAAACATTTACATTAGTCCCTGGCGAAAAGAAAGAAGTGCATACTGGAGTAAGAATAGCTATACCACCTAAGTGCGCTGGCTTAATAGTTCCAAGAAGTGGATTAGGCACTAAATATAGAGTAGGATTAGCTAATGTAGTCGGCGTTATAGATGCAGATTATAGAGGCGAAATAATAGTTTGGTTAGTTAACGATGGTATAGAAGATTTAATTATTGAAAAATATGATAGATTTTGTCAATTAATTATTGCATCAATAAATATTTCTCCTTTTGAAATAGTTAAAGCCTTGCCTCACTCTAGTAGAGGTGAAGATGGCTTTGGAAGTTCTGGAGGCAAATGACTATCCCATTAACAACCAATGATATCTATGTCCATGGTGTAATGGAACAGAATCGAGTTCTGCAACACATGAACGATGAGAAAGGGCGAAAGATAGCGTTACTTGAAAAGCAGATAGAAACTCTTAAAAAAGAAGTTGAAAAACTTAATCACTTACTAAAAGAACGAGCAAGACTTGTTATATATGGAGAATAAAGATGCCGTGTATTAAATGTGGTAATAAATGGAAATATGGAGAAAAGGGGAAGTGTATTTATAAAACATTAGCAGCATGCAAAAAAGCAGCAGCTGCTATACACATACAAGAAGATAAAAAATCCAAGGATAAAAATGAATCCAAATGAAGCTAGAGGTGAAATAGTATATAGAAGAACCTATAGTAGGCCATTAATTGAAGATGATACAGTTTTTGAAACTTGGGAAGAAACTATAGATAGAGTTATACAACATCAAAAATGGTTATGGGAAAGAGCACTAACCCATAAAATACTTCGAGGAATGCCTCTAGGTGATATAACTGAAGATATGCTAGAATGGATTCAACTTAATGAAGAACAAGAATTAGAATTAGAAGAATTAAGAAATATTATATTAGAAAGACGTGGAATAGTTTCGGGGAGGCAGTTATGGCTGGGAGGAACAGATGTTGGAAAGAAACATGAATCTAGTTTATTTAATTGTAGTTTTGCAGAAGCTAGAACGATATATGATATAGTTGATTTATTTTGGTTATTATTAAATGGTTGTGGCGTAGGAATAAAACCAATTGAAGGTACTCTAACAGGGTTTAGAACTACTATAAAAGAATTAGAAATTATTCGTTCAACTAGAGCACCAGATGATAAAGGTATTGAAATTAATGAAGAATATGTTAGTGAGGGCACTTGGGTTATACGTATTGGCGATTCCGCACAAAGCTGGTCTAAATCTATAGGTAAGTTATTAGCTGGAAAATATAAAGTAAATAAACTAGTTATTGATCTTAGTGAAATACGAGGAGCTGGGTATAGATTAAAAGGATATGGTTGGATTTCTAGTGGGGATGCTCAATTAGCTATAGCATTCCCTAAAATATTTAATATATTAAATAACAGGGCTGGAAGTATATTAACAAAATTAGATATTATTGATATAATTGATTTACTGGGTAGTGTATTAAGTTCTAGAAGATCTGCTATAATAACATTTGTAGATTATGGAAGTAGTCAATGGAGAGAGTTTTCTAAATTTAAAGAAAAATGCTTCGAAAAAGAATATTTACATAGGCAACAGTCTAATAATTCATTAATGTTTTGGAATAAACCTACTAAAGAAGAATTATCAGATATATTTGACATAATGATAGAATCTGGAGGTAGTGAACCGGGATTTCTTAATGCAGAGAATATGAAGAGAAGGGCTCCTTTTGCTAGTGGAGGAAATCCCTGTATGGAAATTCTACTTTCATCCCACTCTTTTTGCAATTTGGTTGAAATTCCTGTTTCAAAATATAAAAATGATATGCCAGGGTTATATAAAACTATTGAATTATTATCAAGATCGAATTACAGACAAACATGTGTAGATTTAAAAGATGGAATCCTACAGGAAACTTGGAACTTAAATCAATCTTTTACTAGATTATGTGGAGTATCTTTAACAGGCATTGCTGAAAGAAGTGATTTAAATGAGTATGATTTAAAGAATATGCGCTATTGTGCAGTAGCTGCTGCAAGAAGTATGGCTAAGGAATTAGATACACCTTTTCCTAAAAATGTTACTACACTTAAACCTAGTGGCTGTAGAATTGGTTCAGAATTATTAACTACTAAAGAGGGTCTATTTATTTTAGATGAATTATTTAATGAAAATGATAAAACATGGGAACCATTATGTTTAACTATACCACAAAATAATAAAACAAATAAAACTATACATAAATTTAAAAATGGATTAAGTAATACTATAAAAATTAAGTTAAGCTTAGGAATGGAAATACAATGTACACCGGAACATAAATGGTGGATACATAGAAGAAATAGACCAGGAAGTAGTCTTCCATCTAAAAAATTTAAACCACAGTGGGTAAAAACTAAAGATTTACAAATAGGTAAGGATTTTATAGAAATACATAATAAAGCTTTTGATAGTATAAATCCTGTTAAACTAAATTTAATTCAACAAACCAATATTAATAATAGTCAAACACAAATAAAACAACCAAAATTTCTTAACAAAAATATATCTTGGCTACTAGGTTACCTATGGGGGGACGGCTCTTTATCTCCAGAAAAATACAAAATAAGATTTATAGATGAACATATATATAATTTAGAAAAAGTTAAAAAAATATTATATGCAGAATTTAATATAATATCAAAAATACATAAAGCCTCAGGAGATAGAAATGCTAGTGTATTAGAAATAGGATGTAAAAATTTATATAATTGGATTATAGAAAATAATTTTTATAAATATGATATTAATAATGATTTAAATTATATACCAAAAAAAGTCAGGCAGTCTAGTGAATTAATTATTTCTTTTCTGGCCGGATTAATAGATAGTGATGGATGTATAAGTATACAAAATAATTTAGCTAGATTTATGATATCAACATCACAAGATAGATTTGCTAAACATATTCAAGAAGTATGCTGGGCAGTTGGATTAGGCATAGGAAGATCGTTAAATACAAAAGGTAATAGTTTTCAATATAAAAAACATATGTGGTTGTTAACTTCTAATATAAATATAAATAAAGATTCTTTTAATATATTACAAGAAAATAGTAATAAAATATTAAAATGTAAAAATGATTGGCATTTTGAAAATTATAAATCTATTACTAAACATAAGGGTAAAGTAATTTCCTTAGATTACATAGAAAATAAAGTAGAAACTTATGATATAGAAGTAGAAAATGAGCCGTGGTACTATGCTGGAGCTATTAAATCTCATAATACAGTATCAAAACTAATGTCTACAACTGAAGGAATACATGTTCCACTTGGAAAATATATTTTTAACTGGATCAATTTCTCAAAGCATGATCCTTTAGTTAGTAAATTAAAGCAAGCAAATTATAGAACATTAGATAATCCAAATGATACTACTAGTAAATTAATATGCTTTCCTATAAAATGGGATAATATAGAATTTACTAAAGTAACTGTAGAAAGAAATAATGGTATTAAAGAAATATTAGAAGTAAATAAAGAATCTGCTATTGAACAATTAGAACGCTATAAATTTTACATGCGGAACTGGTGTGATCAAAATGTTTCTAATACTATTAGTTATGATATTGAAGAAAAGGATTTAATAATAGAATGGTTGTTAACCAATTGGAATGACTATATAGGAGTATCTTTCCTTTTTAGAACAGACCCTACTATGTCAGCCCAAGACCTGGGATTCAATTATTTGCCTCAGGAAGTTGTAACCAAAGAAAAGTATGAAACGTATATTAATGAAATAATAGAAATTAACTTTGATGGGACTGAATCTCTTGAGGAGCTAGAAAGTATGGAATGTTCTTCGGGAACTTGTCCAATTAGATAAGGAGAAATATTATTTTAATAAAGGAAAAATTGAATGAATATAACCTATAGATATAAGCTCTACGATCGAGTAGATACACCACTTTATACTAACTGTATAATAACTATGCTTGGATATGATAGCGGCGGTACCACATATTATACAAGACATCAAGCTGGGAATGACTGGTGGAGTGAAGAATTACTAAAACATAGTGTAGAGTCTACTGCAAATACTGCAGATATATACAAATATACAGCTAGTACTACTAGCGATTAAATAAAAAGGGCCTCGCGGCCCTTTTTTATTTCTTAGCTAAGTTTATAAGAGGTTGTATTTTTTCTCCAGCGAGTGTTCTTTTTAGTTTACCACGATGAAAAGCACTGATTCCTAAGATCGCCAAGGGAACAGACCAAAATATATCAAGACCAGCGATTGCTAATATTATAGCTGAAGCCTGAGAAGTCTTAAAGACTACGGCATAAAATATAACTACCATTTGTAAAGCAAAAACTGCTGCAGCTGTGAACCCCCACGCTGGTCTCCACCTACGAGTCCATAAATCACCGGCGGTAGTTTCCGCACGCATAGTAAGATTCACAGACTCGATCCTAGCAGTATCTGCTACAAGCGCATTCTCAGCCTGCTTTACAGCTAGAGCTTCCAGGGCTACCTTATTATTAGACTCTATTTCTCTTAGCTTAATCGCGGCGTTCGGGTCAGCATTAACTAAATTTATTAATTCATCAGGTTTATCCGCATCCCCATTAAACGCAGAAGCAACTACAGCACCGATCGCTGCTCCACCAGGGACAGGAAGAAGGCTTCCCAGCAGAGGCGCATACTTAGCAACGGTTTTAGCTAAATCTTTGAGTTTACTCATTAAATCCTCCAATAGCAAAACCAATAAATAACGCTATCGGTCCTAGTATCGGCATTGCTAAGGCTAGTATTAAAGTAACTAAAATCATAATTAATTCGCCCCAGCGTTGTGGATCTGGCCAAGCCTTACTTCGCCATTTCTCCACGAACAAATTTTCCCATGCATGTCCTAGCTGGGCAGCAGTAAATTTAAACCTATCCCAATGCTCAGTATTATGAGCTTTAATATCGTCTTCTATTTCATCCCAGGGTTTCATATTTAATCCTTCATTCCTCTACTATTTCAAAATGCACAAGATCCTCAAATATGTTGTCATGATAATCAGTATCCATATCCCAATCACCGCCGAAGCGCAGCTTAATATTTGCTCTAGCAGCTTCATAAAAGAGAATAGCTTTTAACTCATAAAACTTAACTCTATCTTTCCATTCCTTTCCCCAATCTTTAGGTATAGGATAAGGAGCTACATCTACAGCTTTAGAAGGTAGTGAATTATGTTTACTATTAGGCCATTTAACTTTAGATTGTCCTAATTCAAACTTTTCATTTTGTACTTCTTCTGTTCTATGACCTGTTATTATTTTACAATCATAATACTTTATTACTTCATATAATAATAACTGTAATCTCTCATCACATTGAGATAATCTTTTGGTCGAAGTATTACTAAAAGTAGGCATTATATTGTAGTAAGATCAGTAATTTTTTGATACCATAATCTTACAGAGTATGAATCATTTCCATCCGAATGTACCAAATTAACTCTTATCTTACCTATCGAAGGTTTAGTAGTAATTGTATAGTTACCAAGTAATATTTGTATATACCCTGAAGAATCTACAGCTCTTGCTTCTATAAGAGAAGGGGCAGTTTCATCACTTTTTTTAATTCCTAATATTCCCCAAGCAAACCAATTTGTTCCAATACCAGTATCAAAATCCGACCCCCATTGACCTGCTATAGATACATGAGTATCTTCAATTATAGAAGCACTTGCAGGAATACTACTATTAATTACTTGACCACTACCATTTACTTCAACTGAATTTCCTTCTACTAAACTACCTGATTTTTCAACAACATCATTTACATTTATAAGAGAAGAGTTTATACTTGATGCTCCTGAAATTTTAGGTATATAATCAGTTATTAAAAAAGAAGCATCTTTAGTTACTACATCATGTGCAACTATATTTGCTGTTTCAACTCCTAATACACTATTTATTTTTACTAGATCACCTGCAGTACCTGATGATAATTTAGGCATTTTCTGTAGTTGTACAGTCTGTAAATTTGTAACATCTTCTTCAAGTTGAACCATAAATGCACTAATTAGTGCAGGATATCCTAATTCTCCTGTTGAGGGTATCCATTGTGTATATGCTGCCATTTATACCTCCTCTATTATATATTTAGAAGTATAATAATTATTAGCAAATTCTGTAAATATTGGTACCTTCGTTAATTTTACTATACCGCTATAGTCTTCTTGTTTATCTAAACTATCATCTGTTGGAAATAATGATAGAAAAAAATCTCTTCTTAATCCCACTGTCCTAAATCCCTGTTGTAACTCTGGTCTATCTACTTCTGGTATAGTAGATAAATTAAATTCTATTTTTCTAAATGGATCTCTATTATCTGATCTTAAAGTTCCAGATCCAGGCCTATATTGCTTAGTATTTTCTTCCCAAGTTAATTTATGTCCATAAGATAAATTATATAATACTTCTGTATACTTACCAATAAATAGCCTACCAAATTCAAAATATTCTGCTAATGAAATATCTTCCGCTGCATTAGTATTAGCATCATTAGTATCTATGAATGAGGAATTAGTTGCAGGAATAGAAGCATTAGTATTTGTATAATAAAGTGTTTCATTTTCAATATAAAAATTTAATTTAAAATAAATAATACTATCTATTATATCAGGAAGCCAAGTAACTAATGTAACATCAGGATCAAATTCTTCTGCCAAGTTAGTTAAGTCAGTTTCTACTAATAAAAATCCTGTATCATATTTTAAATATCTATCTTCTCCAGTTGCATCATTATATAATCTTAATCTATATCTAGTATTAATTGGTAATTTATGCCTTCCTATTGCTAAACAAGAAATTGGTCTAAACTTATCAAATTCTCCTACGATCTCTATATTAGTATTATTTACTGATTTAGCATATGAATTTCTAAAAGAATTTTGTACATTATTAATCGGTTCATCACTAGTAAATCCATCTACAACAGAAAAATCACTAATAGTATATAAACTTAATTTAGTTTTAGTTGCTATTATAGTTGCTGAATCATTAGTATTAATATTTACTTTAATACCAATTGCTCCAGATACTGTAGGTACAGTTGTAGAATCATTAGTACTATACCAAAGATAATAAGTATCAGTAGGTGTATCTATAGTAAAATATGTACCATCTAAGCTATCTGATACATCTGCAGTAGTTATTATTTGTGTTCTATTTGATAAGTATTCGGATCCTACAACAATATTATAAAATTCAAATGATGTTGTATCTTCATCACCAACTTCTGTTACTGCTCCAATATCTATATTACTAATATCTACTATGCTATTTAATTGATAAGAATATATAGTAGCTTTATCACCAAAATTATCTAATAGAAATCTTGCCTTAGTCACTATATTTCCTCCATTACATATTTAGAGGTAAAATAATTATTTGCAAATTCTGCATATTTTGGTGCCTTTATTAATTTTACTACTCCACTATAATCTATATTTTTATTTTCATTAGCATTTTCAGGAAATAAAGACATAAAGAAATCTCTTCTCATACCAACATTTCTAAATCCGTGTTGTAATTCTGCACGTCTATATTCTGGAACAGCACTTAATATAAAGTTTACTTTTCTATATGGAACCTCTATATTTGATCTTAATGTTCCACCATCAGATCTATATTGTTTAGTATCCTCTTCCCAAGATAAATTATGACCTAATTCTATATTATAAGGTACTTCTATATATTTCCCTAAAAATATTCTACCTATTTCAAAATTTTGTGCTATTGCATCTGGAATAATATCATAATTTCCTGTATCATTAGCTTCTATTATAACATCATTACTAGGGATATCAGTTCTATTTACAAATTTTATATCATCAGATAATCCTGTACTATGCGCATCTACTGCTGCTGTATGACAATCAATATCAGTTCTATTTACATATAAAGGACTAGTTCCACTAATACTACCAGTTATAGATAAATTAATTTTAAAAGATTTAACATCCGAAATTACTTGATCTAACCAATACACTAAATTAGGTGCAGGAGTAAATTCAACATCTGCAGGATCTTTAGCTTTATCACCACCCCATGCAGCATTACCCCAAACAAATTCACCCCAACCAAATAAATCTGATCCTATTTCTCCAGTTTCAATTAATCTATTATTTGATTCAAATAATAGATTAGATGCTGTACCAGCATAATCACTGAACAATCTTAATCTATATCTAGTAAATAGTGTAAAATTATGTCTAGCTAAAATCATTGCAGAAACATCATATGCATATGATAATTGACCAAATATTTCTATATCAGATTCATTAATAGTACGAAATACCTTAGATTTTACAATATTTTGTGTATTTTCTACTAAGAGTGTATTCCAAGCACCTGTATTTATTAATATATCTGGTATTGCAGACATTGCTATCATTGTTTTATATGCAATTATATTAGCATTATCATTTGCTTCATATAAAACTTCTATACCAATTGGAGAGCTTCCATGATTTGGCTCTTGTGTAGCCCCACTATTATACCAAACATAATAATAAAAATATGGATCTGTTGTAGGAGTATGTATAGAAAACCAATTTCCTGCTAAATTCCCTGCAACGTCTGCTCTAGTTATAATTCTAGATTCTTCTTTAGTTGTTGCATCACCTTGTGTATCTGTTATAAAAGTAAAATTTGTATAGTCTAGCATACCTACATCAGATACTGATCCTACGCTTACATTAGATATTGCTATTTCATTATAATCATGAAGATATGAATATAATGTTGATTTATCAGAATAATTTTGTAACAAAAATCTAGCATTACTCATTATAACCATACCTCTAAAGTTACTCTTTTATTTATAGGATCTTCTTCAAGTCCAATTACTAGAGCATGTTTCCCATCAGTAAAATTATATCTAGGATGAGTTATATATATTATATCTCCAACAGCTATAGTAAAGGGAGTAGCTGTTGCTTCTATTCTATAAATAAACCTTTTCACTTCTCTAAGCCCCATTCTTCTATCTGCTTCTGTTTGAGCCCAAAAATCTGTAGATATATTATCTGAAATAAGTGTGCCTATAACTTCGCTTTCTTTAAGCAATGGATATAAATCATCTATATTTGATATACTTGTTTCCGATATAGCATTAAGATATTCTTTTGTTATTTTAGAATATAACTCTAATAAATCCTCTACTACTACTCCAGCTAATCCATCAGGATCTTGAACTGTCCAATTTTTTGCATACCCTAAATTTATAGATTTTTTAGGTATTTCTATATTAACTAAAGAAAGTCCTCTTTCTAATATTTGATCCTGTTTAAGTTCAGCACTTGCTATTTCTCCATCACTAGGATCTACTATTCTTAGTAATTGTACAATACTTGGTGGCTTAGAAAATCTTAAATAACCACTTATAGAATCCATTATTTCACGTATTGCATCAGCTACAGAAGTTTCCTCTGTTATATATATCCCACATGTTGTCTCAAAACCATTTATACCAGTTTTAGGAAATGTTGTAGTACATAAATCACCTATTACAACAGCAGTTTTTTCTAATAATATCCATTCTACTATATATGCTACACTATGTAATGTTACAGCATATGGATATAATCCTAATACTTGAGCTAGCGCAGATCTAGAAGCTTGCCCTATAACATCGCAAGTAATAGTAGGATTATCAAATTCATATGTTGCTAACTTAAAACATCCAATATCTAAATTAGCTTCATAATCAGTCACTTCATTTCCATTAGCTCTTACTTCTGTTATTTCTTCAATTGGACCATCATGTATTTGATATATATGATTACTAGAGTCTATATTAACTGGTGTTACATTAAAACATTTACCTAAGCATATAGGTACAGGAGAATTTTCTATACCTTCTGGTATAGTTCTTCCATCATATTCTCCTTGTGTAAATCCTGTAAAAACTGGTTGAGTAGGTGAACTATCATATAAAGTACCAAGATAATCATCATCTGTATTTATAAATTTATCTTGCATAGATACATTTAATGTTTCGGCTTTATCTATAATATTAATAGCTAATGAATCACTACTTGGAGCTGTAAATGTTTCTACAACACCCTCAAATATTTGTAAAAATCTACCTCGTGCCCATGAAGGTTCTCCTAGGTAAATACCTATAGAATGACCCTCCCAAGCATAATTTAATAAATCATCAAACTCTGCATTAACATTTAATAATTCAATTAATCCTGCATTAGTTGAGGAATCCATTTGAGATGATAATATAGGAGTCCTAATAATAACATCATTATAACCAACATTACTTATAGTTTCACCAATTATATTTACATAAGGAACTTCATTAAAGGTCATTATATAAGGATAAGAACTAAAATATTTTACTTTTTCAGTTTCACCATCATGATAAGCAACATCTATTAAAACAATTTTATGATTATCTTTACTTAACCATTCTGTATTAGCTTCATTTGGTAATACTACATTAGGCAATACTACTTCTGTAGTTACTGTTCCAGTTACAGATACTTCATCATTATCATCTTCCGTATCTGTAACTCTATAATTAAAACTTATTGCTCCTGTATGATTATAATTAGGAGTTACTACTACACTAGTACCTAATGCATCTATTACAGCAGTACAACCAACAGGAGCGGGAGATACTATAGTTAATACTAATCCTTCGCCTACTGGATCTTCATCATTATCAGTAAAATAGGTTATAGGATACCAAACTGGACCGCTATTTTTAGTAATATCTGGTAATACATCTGTAACAGCTACAACTGCTCCCATTATATAAGTCTCTCTACAGAAACAGCTCTTTTCATTGGTTTATATTCACTTATAAGAGATGTAGCTTCTGCTATTTTTTCTGTTTGTTCTAAGTTTTCTTCATTACCCGCAGCTACTACTTGAGTAAGTATATTTATAGCTTCTACAATATTACTATTATCTACGTTTGCTTGAATTGCTCTCTGTTCTGGGGCTTTACTAATTAATGATAGTTCACCACTACGTAATAAATTAGCACTATTTTGTGATAATATAGCTTCTCCTTTATGAACAAATGCTAATTGACTTTGTTCTACATTTTCTGCACCTGCTTCAAAACTACCCATACTTTCTAATATATGTAATATAGGTTCCCATGTACTATCATTTAATGTTTGTAACTTAGTTTCTACTGCTCCAATAGCATCTCCTATATATAAAGCAGCTTCTTCAACTTCATTAGCAAAAGCAATATCATTCATAGATACTAATTCATCTAAAATATTATCTAATACGCCTAATTGTTCTAATGTATCTTTTGCTATATCATCTAGGTCTTCTTCTTTATTTTGTACTCTGCCTAATTTACCTTCAGTAAGATGTTCTACGCTTCTTAAAGACTTTACAACAAAATCAAATATTTCTTTAAATCCATCTCCTATAGAAAAGAATTCATTAGCTAATCCTAAATAAGTTTCAGCACTAGATAGTATATTTTCACGTGCTTGCGCAGCTATATCTTTATCTTTGCTATATATATTTTTAAGATCTTCTTTAAATTGTCTTTCAGACTCTATTAATTTTTCATAACTTGTTGTTGGAGATATTTCTTGTACAAATAGACTATCAATAAAATCACTTATATCCCCAATAAAATCTTCTAAATTTTCTATTAATTCTTCAATTTCATTAATAGCTTCTTTTTCTGCTTCATATCTAGCAATTACAGCAGTTCTTAAATCTTCAACTAAAGTTATTTGTTCACTTATATTTTCTGGAGTAATTATATCTTCAAAAGCAAATATCTCTTCAAATATTGCATCAAAATCATATGCTTGTAATAAACTTTGTACATTTATAGGAGTTTTAAGTGTTGGTATTAATTTACTTAATATCTTTTCTATTTTTGCACTTTGATATGCTAACTCATCCCAAGTAGATATATCTCTAGATACAGATAAAACACTATCAGAAATTGCACTAAATACTGATTCAAATTCTGCTAATATTTGATCATTATAATCTTTTATAATCTGTAGTCTTTCTAATCCATAATAGGTTTCTACTAATGCTATATCAGTACCTGTTTCTTCGGCTTCTGTTAATGCATCTGCAAAATCAAAATCTAATTGTAATAAATCTAATTCTTTCCCTAATAGACCAAATAATGCAATTTGTCTTTCATATTGTTGATTTAAATTATTTACTTCTTCAACTGCTTCTTCTATAGCAATTTCTAAGTCACCAACGGCTACTCCAGCTCTAACAAATATTCCAAGTAGTGCTGCACCTTCTACAGAAGCAAAAGCCCCTATTTCTGTTAAAACATCAAAGATATCTCTTAAATCTTCAGTAGACATATCTTCAGATAATAAGTTTGCAAACTCACCAAATCCTTGTTTATATAATACACCAGCTAATTCTGCTATTCCTTTACCAACAACATCTTCGGCATTTGTTACAGCTATATCTGCTAATTCTTGTTCTGAAAATAATGCAGTATAAAATCTTTCACTAATATCTGACATTTCATCTACATTTTCAAAACCAGATAAAAATGCTTCATTCCATGCAGCTAAAGTTAATACTTTAAAAGCTTCTATAGTAGGAACAACGGCACTAGTAATAGAATATAAATCTTCTTCTAATGCAGCAATTGCTTCTCGTTTATTTTTTTCAAACTCTGATTTAGTTTTGAGTGTTGCTTCAAATATTCGTTTATTATCTATAAGATAACCACTATCTGTAGTATCTAAAACAGGCGGAACAAATTTAGTAGCTTCTATAGCATCTATTTGATCTTGTATATCTTGATTAATTGTAGCTACACCTGCTGGTATATTAGTAATAAAAGTATTATAATCTTCTTCTATATTATCAAATAATCCAAAGTCTGATATTTTTAATCCTATAGTAGAAAAAGATGTATTTAATTCTTGAGTTTCTGTACTTATTCTAATTAATGTATCTGTAAGCTCTTCCCCGGCTTTAGTAAAGGCCTCTAATCCTGGAACTAAATCATCAATAAGTTCATTTGTTAAATTAGAAAAGAATGCTGCTATAGTATCTGACTGATCTTTAGCAGATTTACCAGATAAATCTAACTTTGTTACATCTATATCTAATCCGGCAAACCCACTCAATAATTTAGGTATATCTGAACCTAAAGATTCAAATAATCCTAATAAAGTATCTAATGTAATATCTAAAGCATCTTGTAATGCTTTTCCAACTCTTGGTTCTAATTCTGAAACACTAGTTTCTATTCTTACTTTTGTTTTACTACCACCAAAGAAACTACTTTTAGTTTTTGTTATTTGTTGTGTTATATAAGCATCGGCATCTATTATTGAACCACCTAATGTATCACCTACTAATCCTATAGTAGCTCCGAATTGAATACCCGCAGCTAATAATTCATTTGTCTTAGTTGAACTACCAAAAAGTCCGCCAAAAGATCCACCTTTAAGTTCAGTACCAAACTGAATTCCAAATTGGTCTAATATATTGCCAGCTGAGAAATCACCAGATTGATTAAATACAGCAGCACCAAGAGCATCAAAAGTTCTATTTAAATTAACTATACTAATCTTTAAGTCTCTATTAACACCGAATAAATCTGTATCTATATCTACTAATGCATCAATAGAATCTCTTAGAGAATTAGTTTGTAAATCTATTCCTTGAGCACCTTGTGCTCCAAATTGATCTTGGAAAGTTGCCGGTTCTGCTGCAGTAAATCCACCACCTCCCCCACTAAAGGAGACATTAATTTGGCTGAGTAATGCAGCGGCAGCGGCAGCCATAGCAGCCATTCTAGCAAATGCTGTATATGGATCACCACCAGTACCTTGTTCCATAACTGCTCTAACAGCCGATACTAATGCTAAACCTGTTTGTATAACTTGAAATGTTTCTGCAGCGGTAGATCCCTCTTCAAAGGCATTAGCTAATGCACCTGCTGCACCAGCAGCAAATAATGCCATAGCTTCAAAACTTTTTCTAACTTCTTCAGTTTGAGATCCAAATTCTTCAGTTAATATAGCTAACTGAGATAAACCAATTGCAGTTTCTGAATCTGATAATACAGATATTTCAGCAATAGCTACTAATCCAGCCCTAAATTTATCTGTTGAACTTCCTAAATTTTCTAACCTATCAGCTAATGTTTCCATTACATCTGAAAATTCTCTAGCTGACTCAGTAGCTGCTCCTAGATCTGCATTTAAATCTGTTTTATATGCTAATTTAGCTCTTTCTTTTATAAGTTTTTCTTGTTCTTTATATCCTGCTGTATTATATTCCTTTGTACGTTTTGATAAAGCTAATAATTCTTCTTCTTGTTTAATTTGTATTTCTTTAGCTTTAGATATAAATAATCCTTCCCTAAGTGTAGACCTTATAGAATCCTGTTGTAGTTTAATTTTTATATTTTCTTGTTCTAATTGTTTATTTACCAGTGCTGTTTTTTGTTTTTCTAATTCAACTTCTTTTACAGCTAATTCCTTTAAAATTGCTCCTAATTTTTTGCGCTCATCACTATCTGCACCTATTGCAAGACCGCTACTTACATCTCCAGGTATCCTATTAGCATATAATGCTCCTTTAAGAGCATCTGACTGTGCTTCTGTTCTTGCTATTTCTAAATTAACCGCACTTTCAATTAAATCATCTGAAATAGTAAGATTAGTTTTTAAAACCTTACTTTCCTCTTTAAGGGCTTCAGTTCTCCGCTTTATTTCTTCTGTTTGATTATACAATCCTAAAGCTGTAGCATTAACTCTACTTAAAGCCTCATTATAGTATAAAAATGATTTAAAATTATTTTCCAATATCTCAGCACTATACCCTGTAATTTGAGAATAAAGTTCTTTTAATTTAGCTGTAGCTTCTTGAGCTCCAGGTGGGATCCAAATTCCTTTAGATACTAAAGCGGCTAACTCTATAATATAACCTTTCAACATTTTAAATTCATTAATTCTTACTTTATTTATTTCAAGTTCTAAATCTCCTAATTGAGATTTAAGTTGTAACTCTTTTATTAATGCTTTATTCTTAGTCTGTTGTGCTGTTTCTGCATCTTTTTCAAGTTTAGCAAACTCTGCATAATCCAAATGATCTGTTATAGGATTTTGTACCTTATTTATAGCTTCTTCTGTACTTTCTATAGTCTTTTTATTTGCTGTATTTACTAAGTCTGCTTGTGTTTTTAATATTTTTAATTTAGCTATATTTATATCCATTATTTTACTAGATAATTTTAAACTCTCTGCAAAACTAACGCCAGGTAAAGATTTTTCAAAATCTAATTGTTGAACTTGTCTAGAATATTCTAATTGTGCATTTATTAATAAATTTAATTCTTCAACTAATTCTCTTATTGCATTTGTTATAATTTCAATATCTTTTTTAGCTTCTCTACGAAGTCTTTCTATAGAATTACCAAGATCATCAATAGCTTTAGTAGCTTCAGTAGTTTCATTCTCTATAACCTTTATAGATCTATGTTCATATGTTATATCTGGATCCATTAAAGCTTTAAGCGCTTCTGCGCCTTGCTTCCACATATTTGTTATAGAAGATATTTCTTTTGCTTCCTTAGCTATTTTTTTGGTATTTTCTTCTATTTGAGATTGTCTTACTCCTTCAACATGTTCTAAAGCTCCTGATATTGCTAATAAAGACTTTTGTGCCTCACCAATTCCTAATAATTCTATTTCATAAGCCCTAAGAGTTTCTAAATTTGATCCAAATGTTATAGCATCAGTAAATACTTGTCGAGATAAAATTTCTGATAAAGATACAAATGTTTGTTCTATTCCTGTTAGAGTAGGCAAACTTCCTTGTATATTTTCAAAACCTTTATGTAATTCATCAAATGCTTTTTTTAGTCCTTCATTAGCTTCATTAGTTGCATCTGCTAAATTATACATTTCTTTAGATAAATTAGCAAAATCTCTGCCTGCTTTTATTGCTTCTTTTGCACTTAAGTTTGTTAAGTTATTAAACTCTCTTAATATAACATTTACTTCATCAGTTGCACCTAAATCACTTAATGCATCTGACATTTTTACTATATTATCTGTAAAATCATCTAAATCAGCACCAAAGAAGCCAAAATCTTCAACATTTACATTATCTATAGAATCTTCCATAGTATTAGTTAATTCTAATAATACATTTTTTTGTAGTTCTAGTTTTTTAGTTACATTATCTGTTGTATCTAATAAAGGCTTTAATTCTATATTATATTTTTTAATTGCTTTTTCTGCTGTTTTTAATGCTTTTTCTTGATCTTCAAAAGCTTTAGTAATATTATCAAATTTTTCTTCATCTCTAAATAAATTTAAGAAAAATAAATATCCACTGCTAAGAAGTGACCAAGCTATAGTTAATTGACCTATAATAGGTATTAAAGTATTTATACCTTTTAATACTGTACCAAAAACACCAGATAATCGTATTAAAGTAATATTTATAAATTGATTTGTTTTACCTACTTCATTTCCAAGTCTAGCATATTCTTCAAATTTTAAATTAGCTAGTATAACAGCTTTAGTTATTCCGCTAAATCCTTCTGATAGTCCTGCAGCAAATCCAGAAGATATACCAGCTTTAGTTAATTTAACAAAATTACTAAATGAGTTTGCTAAAGTTGCAGCAAAAGGTATATTTTTTTTAATAATTGTTCCCAAATCTGCAATACGCTCTCTAAATACACTTACAGGTACACCCATTTTACGTAATGCTTCTTTAGCGGCTTCCGCTGTAGTAACTATAGCTCCTAATTCTTCTTTAGATACTTGCCCTAGTGCCTCTGTGTTATTTTTTAAACTTGTAATAGCAGAATCTGCATTTAAGTAAATTTTTGAAAATTTTTCTTTATCTGAAATAGAAGGATCATCTAAGATAGATGTTAAACCGGCTCCTAAAGCTTTACCAGCTTCACTTCCTATCTCTCCTAAATTCTTTACTTCATCCTCTACAATTGAAGTTAGAATACCTTTATCAAACTCTGGGCGTCTTAAAGTACCATCCAACTCCTCTTTCATTTTCTTAACAGCAGTACTAATACTTAATTTAGCAAAACCTTTATCTATAACATCAGTTATATTACGTTCTAAAGAAGTTAAAGCAGGAATAGCTGTTTTTAATACACTATTAGCAAATATAATAATTGCAGCAGTTAATGCCGTAGTATTCTCAGTAAAAAATTCTAAAAATCCAGCTATTGGTGTAGCTATAAGTGTTATTAAACTATTAGCTATGTCTTGAAAAGCTGCAGCTAATTTAGTATATGGATTAGTATCTACATCACCAAAGGTAGCGAATTTATCTTGACCTTGCTCTAAAACTGCATTTACAACTGCTTGCTGCTTTTCGAATGTTGTTAATTCTGAAGCAGCCTTTCCTAGACTTGCAGCATATTTATTAGTTGCAGGTTCTAATCTAAGTATAATGCCTAATTCATCTAATAATTCGGGCTCAGCCTTTATAGCACCTTTGAATACTCGATTCATAGAGTCTGTTAAATCTCTGCCGAGTGCTACTGAAGCATTTCTAGCTACCTGTGTAAGTTCTTTAATAGTAGTATTGTCAAATCCGGCAGATGCAGCAATAGATGCACTTGTAAGTGCATCTTTCATAGATAAAGCACCATCAGTAATGGCCTTCATATTATTAGCTAAGCCAACAAGCGACCTACCTGTTTGTGTAGCCAATATTTCAGCAGATTCTATTAATATTTGTAAATCAGCAGCTCTGCTTAGTGCACCGAATGCAGCCGTAAGGGCAAATACATTTGCGGCGACGGTCGCGTATGCAGGTACTAGACCCGATTGCATGCCTTGCGACATTTTTGAAAAACTTTTGGTCGCATTGTTGGTTAAATGGCCTACCCCCTTTATTGCTCTACCATATTTATCCGTTGTGCCACCAAGAGTTTCATATGATTCACTCGCCTTCCCTGTAGCTTTGGCGGATTTTTCCATATTTTTATTTAAAGTTTTTATTTCAGCTACAGCTTCTCCTAATCCCTTAGTCACAACTTTTAGCAGATACTCTTGTTCTGAAACTGTTGTCATATTGTTCCTTTTTTATACTTTTACACTTCAAACTTATTAGCAGGAAAATAAGGTAAATATTCCAAATTATCTTCCAAACTGAATTTATTACTCTTAGAAAGATTATCTTCCGCTTTTAAATACTGTAAATTATTTTCTATATGAAACCCTGATACTAAGTTTCCCTGTAAAGGCACTATATGGTCTACGTGATAGCCCTCTGGACAATTAATATATATTTCTTTTATAGCTTCTAAATTGGCCCATGCTGGCATACGTTGTAATTTTGCTGCCCTGTACTTTGCAGTTGCTGTAGCACTCTTATCTCTATTATTCTCTCTGTATTTTTTCATACAATCTTTACATTGACAACGTTTCTTAGATATTTTAGCTGCATCTAAGTAAAATTCATCTAATTTTTTTAATTCTCCACATATATTACAATATTTATAATTATAAAGTCTTAAAATATATGTTTTCCACAATTCACTACGTGATTCTTTATTTATATTACTAAATATATTTTTATACACTTTACATAAACCACCCTTACCATAATAATTAAAATATTTATAATCAGATCCTTCTCTATATTCAGACCAGCATTCTATTAATTTTTCTCTTGATACTTTTGCATTATGCGCTTTAGGCCAATTTAACCCTTCTGTTTGCTCTAAATCTTCAATAATTTCAGTTATAATTTCTTTATTTGTTTTTTCCATTTTATATCTCCACTATAGATAAGGGCTAGCTAGTAATAGTGGTACTAGCAGGGAAGCTATCCTTTTCACCCTTGTATATTTATACCACTTTTTTTACCGGTGGTTTTCTTATTTCTTCGTTTCTGATCTTCTGAACGTTTTGCAATAATTATTCTATCTATTAATAATAAAAATTGAAGCAGTTGAGACTCATCTTCTATCCTATATAACTTTACTAAGTATGGTAGAAGCGAATAGTCCTTTCCGAAGTAAGTTCCTGAAAAGCCATCCCACCTATCACTCAATATATGGTATATAGTTATAGCAGTTTGCACGGTATAAGGAAAATCTTCAAACTCGGCGGGGATCTCATTATCTTTTGGCTCATTGCCGAGCTGTTCGCATAATAATAAATACCGTTCTTTAGTCATTTTAAGCTCAGAATTATCAAAAAAGTTTTGTAATTTTTTGTTGAGCAGATTTAACTGCTCTTCGTAAAATTACTAACCTCCTCCAATATAGAACCTACAAAGCCATCGAATTCTGAGCAATTTCGCATTAACGCCTCAGCGTTCTTTTCAGAATACTCAAGCTCATCCTCTAAATCTTCTACCTCAGATAAATCAACTGGAATTAATTTGGGCAAATATTCGTATCTTAATCCCTTCCAATTTTTTATTACTGCCCTGAAGTATTCAGATTGAAATATATCGTTATCGACTTCATCTTCAACCTTCCTGCTTTTTCTGGTGAAATTTTTGGTCGTAGACCTATCACGAATTTTCATCAATTCGTCCCTGGTCAAGTACGCAAGCTCAATTTCAAAGCCTGACAATCCAGGATATTCTACCCAGACAGTCTTGCTGGGTACTATAAGTTTAGCTAATTCCATAATTTTGTTCTCCTTAATTTTGCTTTTAAAAGTGAGGGGGTTTTACCCCCCTCATTCTGTTTATAGTATTATTATTATTAGTTTATTAGTTTATGCTGGTGGTACGTATGTAATTACCAATTCATTAGTATCCTCAAATGATCCTGCTTCTAATGAATCACTCCAAGGCTTACCACTAAATTGTATCTCAGTAGCGATAATATCTTCCACATTTGTGGTTGGAACAGATATTTGCGCATGAGCAATAGTAAAATCTACCCTAGGAGTATCTGCTGCTGCTCCTCCCATATGGAAAATAATTTCAAAGTTATTTGATACTGAGCCTTCAATCTTTGCTAACATATCAGATAACAACCCACCAGAGCCTGTAGCACCTGTATTCAAATATGCGGTCAAACTACCACTTGTTACACGGTTTCCTGCAAAGCCTGCTAAAGGTAAGTTAACAATAGCTAATTCCTCAGGTGTCAGGTAAGTAAAGTTATTTTCTAGAGTTAATGTAGCTCCTGTAATAGGTATATTATATACAACTCCAGCACTTTGAACTGCTGTAAATATATCTAAATCATCATTACTAACTGTCCATTTAGTAGACCCTGTAATAGTATCAGCATCTACATTTTCTGACACTGTAATTTCATCATTACCATCATCTATAGCAATAATAGTTGCCCACCCACGTATATCATCAGCATCACCTGCAATTACAGTATTATTTCTAATTCTACCTCCTACCATAGCTGCTGTAAGTGTTTGAGCCCCAAATTCTAAAACAGTACCAGTACCTAATGTATATGTTTGTACTGAGTGCTGAATTCCATCTATAGCTGGAGTCGTTGCTAAATCATTATCTTTTAAATCCATAGTACTTAACTTATTACGTAAGAAAGTACTTGTAGTAGTTGCTGGAACTCCTAAATATTCAGTCCCTGCATCCCAAGCAGCAATAGCTGTATGCTCTGCCGGGGCTTCTAAAACTCGCGATCCCTGTCCAGTCCAATTAATAGTTGCAATACCATCAATACTAAAATCTACTTCTGCTGTTGAAACATTAAAGTCTGTTATTTTATAAGTTGTTTGTTCAAGTACAAAGTACAAAGTTAATGATAGTAATTCATTAACATTAGATGCACCCAGTCCAAATGTTAATGCACTGTCTGTTTGTGCTGTTATAACATGACCTGTGCCAACATCTGTTCCAATTACATAAGCCCAAGATGTTGGATCACCCATTGCAGATGCCCAAAGTATTCTTTCAACACAATCTGCTGCAGATCTAGTATCTCCATTGGTGTCTTCCGTATTAGAATATGAACGTACATAAGTACTGAAACTAACATCTACTGGATTAAGAGCAGTATTAAAGCCGAGCGTACCCCTCACAGGCGATGTGCCTGCTTCGTTTACGCCCACTTCTTGTGTTGTTACATCTTGACTAAAACTATATCCATCTAATACCTTCAGTTCAAAAGTATTTAAACTAGTTGCACCAGTTAGTGTGTCGTCCAAGGACGTCGCAAACAAACTAGTATTACGTGCTAGTGATCGTGCCATTATTTAATCTCCTTTCTTTTGTACGTCTCTTTACATTAGATCTTTATCTATGTTTGTAAGTCGTACATTATTTGTAGGGTTACCTCTCCGACACCTATCGGACTTAATAAACCCTCATCTGTGTCTATACGAAGTATCTTAATATCTTCCGTGAACATATTCGTATTGTATTCTAAATTTCCGTTGCTATCTACAACGTTTTCTATATCTTCAAATATTTGTTCTAATTTCTGTTGTGGATTTTCATCATCTACATAAACTCGCAAAGTAATAAGCAGGTGGCCCCACTTGAATCCCCCAGGTAAGTATTCTCTAGTTTCAGTCCCAACAGTAGTATAGACAGAAGGATAGTCATTAACCTCATCCCAGAATTTTAAACGATTTTCCACGTTATTGTACAAATTTGTATTAAATCCAGTAGAGCCATCTATACCTTTAAGCTTTTCTACTAATGCATTCACAATTTGACTTCTTTTCGACATTATTATTGCATCTCCAACTGTATTCCTGGGAACCTTTGTTTAAGTATTGTTTGTGCTAAGTCTCGAACAGCCCCTTCTATGTAAATCATCGGGTTACGCTCTTCAGGAGGATTGAGCCTCCCGCCTGGTAAAAACGTGTCGTACGGGTTTCTCATATAAGTGTAAGTACCATATAATATCCCTGCCTGCTCTCGCGTTAAAGTTAAAAGCCTAGCACTTTCAGCGAACCTGCCCGTTTGGTACCTTAATTTAACAGGTGGGTCTTTTGACTTGCCCATCAAATCTTCTACCCGCTGAGCTAAGGATTGGTTTATTAGAGCTATTAACCCTAAGAAATCCAGTTCCTCTTCAGGAGGCGGAGGAGACGGTTCCCTAATTTTCGCCTTATTGAATCTGGCTATTATTTTCTTTAATCTAGGTAAAACCCCAATCTTTTCTCTACTAGATTTACGCTTCTTTGTATTTACCTTCTTTGTTTTTTTACCCGAAATTAAATTAGATATAAGTTCATCCACATACCTTAGAATACCAAAAGAACTAGTTATATTCGGGAAGTTATTCGTTTTTCCTAGTATATGTTTTCCTAAAGACGTAGTGAATTTAGCATTATAACCTTGTATTACATCTCCAATATGTTTAGCTGCCGACCCTGTTAATTTATTAAAGGCTGTACTTTGAGAAGTTATATGTAACTTTGTCGAGGCTAATCCTTCAGTTTGTATATTTTCGTATTCTAAATTATGCTCAATATAATTGGGTTTTTGATTTAAAAATTTTACATATTCTAATACATTTGCAGCTTTCGAAGTTTTTGTTTGACTTTGAGCGCCTAACATATTTAATATTTTATAATCAGTAGGCTGAATTGCGTCTAGTGAATCCAATACTAATTTAGATTTATGTATTAATTCCCGAGTACCATCATCTAACCCAGGCAAGTTTTGTTCTAGAAGTCTATACCAAATTCCTGCATTACTCAAGTTTGTGTGCCCTAATTCACCTATTCTTTCAGATTCAGGTAATGTTTTATTTAAGTCTTCTTTAAGGGTTTTCAGAGTTCTAAATTTTACACCCTCATCACCAGCTTTTACTTTCTTAAATTCTTCCAGCCCTTGCCGTGTTTTAGCATGTTCCTTTTGTCTTAAGCTTTCTTCTCTAAGTGCTATTATATTATCTAAATGTTCTTTTTGTATAGTAGTTAATTGCATATAATGTATAGGATATTGATTTAATACATCTCTAAAAGTATTACTAGTAATACCCGCCGCCTTTAAGGCAGGCGGTCCTTTTTTAATTGTTTTAATAATTTCCTCTAGAGCTATTTCATATTTCTTTTTATCTTGTGTAGTCTTTTTAACTGTAGTTTTAGTTTTGGTTATTTTAGCCATTATAAAGCAATAACTCGATACATCTCTAACACTCTCCTAATATGAGGAGGTAATACAGCTGTTTTATCTGGTATTATAACATTATCTTGACTAGCTCCAGCTAAAGATTTTCTTAGAGTATAATTTTCTTCATCAAAATATTCTACTAAACTAACAGCGGCTTGAACTATATCTTCTGGATATTCTTCAAAGCCGCCTTTATATGTTAATTTTAAACTATTTATTGGATAAGCTGTATCTATAAATTGACTGTATACAGATACTATTCTATCTAAATTATAATCAATATTAAATTGTGCATATTCAGTTAGGGCTAAATAATTTTGACCAGCATTCGTAGAATACTCAAGAGATGTTACAGATATTATAGGAATTTCTTTAGGATATATTTCATCAACTGTTCCATCAAAATATTCAACTTTATCTGTTGCATAATAATCTGTAAAATTTCTATTACAATAGATAGGTATATAAGAATTTACAGCATTAATAATTTTAGTATGCTTAGCATCCTTTGAATTACTTGCTATATTTTTATACTCTTTATAATTTCTTAAATTAAGTATTGCCATTATTATCCTAAAAAGAGTGCCGGAACCGGAGGGCCCCGGCACATAAAGCCAAAATTAAACAGCCAAAATTAGTAAGATTATATCTTACTAAAAATTAAGCAGTTACCAGGTTAGCACATGAACTTCTGCCACCATTATCTACGGCAGGTACGATTTCACTAAAGGCAAATCTACGTGTAGCAACAATAACATTACTTTGGTTAACAATATCTCTATCACGTTCTACCATCATTCCACGAAGTTCACCGAATAGGTAGTTAGAACTATTAAGAGCAACTGCCTGTACAGTTCCTGTTGCATAAGCAGCAAAGGAATCAGATACTACAACTGGAGATCCATTAATAGAACCAATTTGTCCACGAATAATAGTAGCGCGGTCCCCAACTAGATCCATTGTTCTAAAATCGGGATCATCCATAAGATCATACATTACAGTCTGACTTACAATATATGTAATATCGCCAGGAGTTAATCCATATACTCCCATTAATCTACGTGTTTGTTGTAGATCAGCTACAGTTACTGGATTAGCACTACCAAATGTTCCTGGCTGAGTATAATCATAATCAACGGCATCTGCTGCTAATGTAGAAATACCATCAATTAAACCATTACCTGTACCCAAATCAGCACCAACATTACCACGTAGTAACTCCATATCTGTAGAACGTACCATTCTACGCATAACCGCATCACGAATAATTGGGGTCAAAGCAATGATTGAATCCTCTTCTTCTTCATAGCCAATAAATTCTTTACTAGCTAATTTTTCAGCTTTTAGAACATTATCTTTAACTAAATGTGTTTGTCCAGCTAGAGCACCGGTTGAGTTAGGATCTGTTACTGTACCTGCAGTTTTATACTGACTATCTGGTACCCATTCTGCTAACCCCGCGTCTGGATTATATGGGAATACTAAAGTTCTAGAAGTCATTGCAACCCTATTAGAAAACATTGGTTCAATAATAGTTTTACCTTTAACATCTTCATAAAGATTAGTAGAGAATAAATTCTCCCAATCTTCTGGTGAAGAAGTATCTAATCCACCCAAGCTTTGTACGTGAGCACCACCAGCTTTAGTAATTACATCCTTAAAGTATTTTGTTGAATCTAAAGGTACACCCATGATTTTAGCAGCTAATACTGCAGTTTCTTTTTCTGTATCAGAAATAATAGCTTTCTTGCTAGAATCAGTTACGAACTCCATCTTGCTCTTATTCATAGCAATAATTTCATCATTCTTTTCTTTAAGATCTGCACGTAAACCTTCAAGAGTTTCTTCCAAAGTTGATTCTTTCTCAGTTAATCTCTTCTCAACTTCCTGCAGTATTCTTTCCTCCGCGGTGCTAACAACTTCTGTAGAAACGTTCTTAATCACTTCAGTTGTCTGTGCTGCACGGGCTTCATCAGCAGCTTTCTTGGCCATAGCCTTATCTACTGCATCTTTTTCTAATTTCTTTAATTCTTCTGTAGTAATAGAGATTTTGTCTTTATCCATCTCGTTTTCTTCTCCTATATCAGGTTCTGCAATTTTTATTGCGTCTTCCTGATTTTTATTGTATAAATTTTTGAATTCTAAATATTCTTCCTCATTCAAAGACTTTTGAATAGAGAAAATTGAGTCTGGGCTAGCCGGAATAGATACAACTGATATTTCGAATAATTCTAATTGCTTAATAACAAATATATCAGTCTCTGTATCATAATCAGCATCCCCTACTTTGAAGCCAACGGAAAAAGCCTTTAAAACTCCTTCTCGAATTAGATTATATATTTCTCCGCTAGCTTTACTAATTTCTGCAACAACATGAAGACCTGCAGAAGTAATACTATGTTCTACAACTTCTCCTATGGGCTTTTCGGCATTATGAAATGCTAAAACAATAGGGTTTTTAAGGTAATTAGATAATGCCCCATTTTTCCAGGCGTCCTCAAGTATTACATCGCCTTGCCGGTCCTTAGATGTTGTATTAGCAAAGCCTTCAATTTTTAACTTTTCATTATCTTCATTAATTTCAGCAGCTTTAAACCCCATTGTCATAAATAATGGTTTCTTATATTCTTTGTTTGTCATTTAATTCCCTCCAAATTATATAACTTCAAATTTATTTCCCTTCTGTAAGTTTTCTTTAGCTGGGAGTATTTGAAGATTACTAGGAACATGTAATCCAGATATTAATTCACCTTGTAAAGGAATTATATGGTCGACATGATGTTGTATACCAGTTTCTTCTGTTAGTTCTTGTGTTTTAGTATAAAAGCTTTCTATATCTTTTAAATCTTGTTCAGTGAGCCAAGCAGGCGTGCGATTTAATTTAGCTGCTCGCCTTTTTGCATCTTTTGCAGCATATTTTTCTTTATTGTTCTGATAATGCTTTTTACTTCTTTCAAGTATATTTTCTTTATTATTTTGGTAATAATTTTTTTTACAATCTTTACATTCACTTTCATGATTGGACATTGTATGTTTACTTAAAGTAAATTCATTTAATTTTTTTAATTTTCCACATTTATAACAATATTTATAATTATATAAATTCAAAATATAATTTTTCCAAGATTGAATATTATTTTTTATTATATTAATAAATATTTTTTTGTATGCTATACCTAAACTATTTGAATGTGTATAATTATAAAAATTATATTCTGAATCTTTTCTATAAGCAGACCAGCAATCTATCAATTTTTCTTTTGATACTTTAGCATCTTTTCTTATTGGCCAGTTAAGTCCAACAATCTTTTCCAAGTCTTTAATAATTTCAGTTACAATTTCTTTATTCGTTTTCATTTTTTACCTCCTAAGGGTATTATATGACTAGCCAGTACTTAGGATACTGGCAGGGGAATTACCCTTTTCGCCGTTTTGTTAAAAATTTTTATTTACTCATGTATTATATCAAATTCTATTTATTATCTTCTAGTTCATCTTTGTCTTCTTCAGGTCTTCCGCCCTGCCCTGCATCTTGTGCTGAACCTGCAACGTTTGCAGGGAGTATTAAATTATCTGCAATGTTATCGGGGTCTTCGTTTCCTGTTTTAGGATGCTTTCTTAATTCTTCTCGAGCTTCATTGCGAGTTAAGATTCCAGAATTTACTAAACTAGATAAGAAGTTTGCCTGATCTTGCAACTCTGGACGTAGCGCATGAACATTCTGTGTAATAGGTTTAATATCATACCCAAATTGCATCTCAAGAGCTTGTGTCAGCTTATTAACTAAAGGTATAACTGTTTGTATAAAAAACATCCGCATGTTAGGGTTAATGTTAGCATTATTGCCAGAATTTAAAAGAACAGGCGGTACTCCTAAAGCTTTTAATACTTTTGTTTCCTGTAGCGCAATACTTTCATTAAAATCTAATTCTTTGAAATTATATTTTGATAAGGATTCTACCTTAAATTCTCCGTCCAAAATTAGCGGGCGTTTTCCACCACGCTTAGGGTTATATTTGCTCGACCACTGCTGAACCAATCGATTCTTAACACGTTCTGATAAAGGATTAGGTGTAGTTAAAATTATACCTGGTATAGCTGAATTCTCGAAAAAATTAGTTTGGAAAGAATTCATACTAACTAGTAAGTTAAGACTAGCTTTTGCAGAATCTAATCTAGAGGTACCTGTAAATATACTATCAGAAGCATTCTCTTTTATATGTATTATTTCATTTGGCTTAAAAACTTTTTCCTTATATTCATAATGCTTAATGAAAAATTTCTCATCTGCTATAGTATTAACGCTGGTTGCAGGAAGATTATATAAATGTACCCCATCATAATATAAAAAAGCGTCCCCTTCTAGTATTAAATCTAAGAATATATTGCGCTTAAATACGTCAGCATTATAAAAATTATTTGGCCTAAAATTTAATAATTGATTTAATCTTTTCTTACGTATGCGTGTACTTGTATCACTGAACTCTAATATATCTCCGACATCTAAAGGGACGCCCGCCGCAGAATCAACAATTAAGTTAACTCCACGATTAACAATTTCTAATACATTATAAGCAGCCTGATTGGTTCGTAGGTTCACTGAAGGTGCATGTTGCTGCCCAAAATCTTCAACAATCTCAGGTTGCGCTGGATTTAATTTATTTATTATATCTACTAAGAACCTTTTCATCTTATAATTTTCCCTACTGTATTACAATATATAAGGGTTGAATGTGCAGAAAATACAGTCATATTACAAGTCACCTCACCTAATAGGCGTCTTAATCTTTGCATTAATTCTTTTAAATAATCTACCATAGTATAATTTTGAGTAATAGAATATTTATCTATTAACTCTTTTAAGTACTTCAACATGTTATATATTTGTTCCATTATTATATATTCCTATAAGTACCACTACCGAAGTAGTGGTACTTAATATAGATATTACGCTGAAGCTGTAAAATCTGGAATTGTTGCAAAGCTACTATAATTTGTAAGTTCCCAAGCTGCTCCAGTCCATAGCAACTCTACAGTTACACCAGGTTCTGCAGTGACCATTTCCATTTCCACCATAGGCGTACCTATTTCTTCAAAATGTCCTAGAACTGTTGGGGTATCCCCAGAAGCAAAAGTTTTAACAGTAATAGTTGCTGTATCACCTACAACTTCGCCATCATCTAAAACATAGTATTCCTGATTAGATGCACTTCCTGTTGTATCTAAAATATTACGCTTAACATTAAAATCTATTATTGGCGCGTCTACCCCTAAAGAGGCAGTTACAGGTTGTACAACTACACCCGCTGTATCGCAGCCATCTACTATAGTTACATCATTAGCCCATGCACCAGGCCAAAAGGTTAATGTTACTTTATCTGTACCGTCTGCTACACAACCCACAGAATCATCGGGGTAAAGGTAACCCCAAGCTCCAGTTGTCGCTGTTTCAGCTAAAATTTGTGCTGCAAGATTATCTGACGAAGCTTGTACATTTGCTCCATGGGCTACTAGATGGGGATCTGCCGCTGTCCCGGCGGAAGTTCCAGCTGCTTCTGAAGCAGCTAATGTAAATTCAAACACATAATCACCAATTGTCACGGTATCTGTAGGAATTGCTACAGCCCCAAAATCAATTGAACCTACAGCTAATTCACCGCCTGCTCCTGTAATCTCTTTTACACCACTAAGGGCATTATATAATTTTGCTCTACTTTTAGTACGTTGTGCTCTACTCATTTTCTTAATTCCTCTTTTTGCTCGTCTCTACGTTATTATATTTTTTAGAGCTATGTTTTAAACTTATTACTCTTTTGTAAATTCTCTTCAGCCGTAATTATCTGAAGATTACTTGATACATGCAATCTACTAACTAATTTAACATGATATACTATTTCTCCGATGAATAAGGCTAGATAGTAATCGGAGTACTACCAGGGTCGCTAAACCTTTTCGCCATTTATTTTATTATATTTTATTTTGTGTACTCCACAACTGAACCACGTGCATCACTTTGGTAATGAATGTCAAACTCCTTCAAAAGCACTGTTGTATTTACAGGATCTGCCCCAGAAAAAAGTGTACTAACATTCCCTGTATCCCGGTATAGTTTTATATCCACCATACAAGACACTGTTAAACCTGTCATCGAGATGCTAGAAAAACCGCTTATCTGTGCTATACTACCACTAGTATAAGTAAATGCTGGCGTATTTGTTATTGCTTGTGTCCAAGAAACTGGAGGAGTATCCCCATTATTATATACTCTATACTCAATCATCCAATTGGGCACAGCCGCTTGTGCCTGTATCCAATGAATATGCGGATTTATTTCAGAGCCTTCGGCCCAAGCATGCGGCAATTGAATAATGTGACCTACCATCTCTTCAGTATATCGAGTATTATTTGCGAATCCAACCCCAAGTTCGGCAAAATCATAATCTATCCTACCAGCCGAAACATCAATATTTCGCCCTATGGCTGGAAATCTCAGATCCTCCCATTTTAGTGTTTCTATAGTATCTAATCTAGAATCTAAAGAATCTAAATTTTGCCATAATTTACTTCTAGCTTTAGTTTTTTCAGCCGGCATTCAACTTCTCCTGAAACTTTACTCTTTGTCGGTCGCACCAACGTTTTTGCTTCTCTGCTGTAGTTAATGATGGTACTTTTCCATATATCTTATGTAATTTTTCTACATGATGGAACTTACATAATGTAATAGTATCTTGATATATTTCTTTTAAATGATGATCTTTGAACTCTTCCCTGAGTTCTAAAATATGATCAACATCTCTTACGCTATATCCATTATCTTTTTTCCATTTTTCCCACAATAAGGTCATAGAATAAAAATGGTGAAATTGTAATTCTTCTGTGGCTCCACATATATAGCATTCCTTTTCTTTAGCATATGCAGACTTACTAATGTCTCTAATATATTTTATTTCATCTCTTTTTAAATTTGTCATTTTTTAACTCTATCTTATTAATCAAATACATATGTTCCCCACCAAATAGGATCTTCTGGAATCATGATCAGTTAGAATGGAGCCTGTGGACTTATTGCGGGTCCAGCGCCTGTTGGCTCAGCACCTTTGGTAACGACAATCTTACCAAGAGCGAATCCACCTCTCTTCTTCCAGACATGAAGGTTGTAATTAGTATCCCCACTGGCAGGATCGATGATCTGTACCGCTGATCCATCTGCTGTCCCGTCATCCCAATACCAGTCAGCGGATGTTATCGGGTCAGTTCCGACTGTGACCTTGATATAATTCAAGTCAACTTCATCATTAAAACCAACCCACACCTCACTATAACTAGATGACTCAAGTGCCATCCCGCAGACATGGACTGTATAAGTCCCGTCTGCATCAAAATGCAATCTGTAGACTAATTCACAAGAATCAGTCTCGACATCATCAGAAGCAATATTCCCAGAATAGGGGGTGCACTGCATATAAGTATTATTTGGTGATCCACTCCCTGGTCTTGCTTCCCATTCAGCTAATAGCGGGGGATCTCCCCAAGTTCTTGCATAATACTCATGAGGATCTACTACATCGATACAGATATAATCTTCATCATTCTGGTCATAGTGCAGGGATGTAGCAGGAGATGAATCAACAGTCGTTCCGCTAATAGTACCTGTGGCTGTAGATCCTTCTGAGTCTGTCACAGTGTAATTGTAAGTAAATACTCCTGCCGTATCATCTTCTGTCCATATGACGGCTTGACCATCAGGATTGATTGTAACTGTAATCCCGCCAGATTTATTATTTACAAAAGTGATCTCGTAAGGCGCCACGCCTCCTGATACTAGGGCTATCAGATCGTGCTGCTGAATAGAATTAATTGCTGCGCCATCACCATAAGCTGCCGAGGTAACACTTCTCGCTGTAAAATCTTGATCACCACCATCACCTGACCATGGGGAATCGTAATTAATTGTGGGGGTAAGTCCATCTGCTCCTGCATAACTAAACTGCGTCCAGGATGCCCGCCATAATTCTGACTTACCAACTCCATTTGCCCAATCTGAATGGTTCCAGTCATTAGTGGTAGTAAATCCAGTAATTGGAGACTCGCTGCTCAATCCGTGATTCCATGGGCCTTGTGATCCATCTTCATTTCGCCCGTATGATGGGTAAAAATACCCTGTACCATCGCGGAGAGGAGTTAAATTACCACTCCCATCATCATAATTATGCAAAAATGTATTATTACTGAACTCACATTCATATAGTCCGCCAGGGTCAATAGAATATCTATATACCTGCACGATATAACCAGATCCTACAGCTGGGAATGCCTCAGATGTATAACCCTTATTATTTCGGAATAGATGCCCGCGCCCAGACGAAAACTGTAAAAATGTATTTGCGTCTATCATTGTGTTCTCGTTCATATCTATATAGGTACTAGCGGTACCATCCGATATCTGGAAGACTGCTTCTGTACTAGATGTAGATGAAGGATACCAAATGCGATTTCTTGTAATATCAAATGGCGTTCCTATGCTGCCCCGAGGATCTGCTATATTGAAGTAGTCCTGCATCTGTGCAGTGCCCGTTGGGTTATACATAATATTCTCTGAAATGTCCCCAGTACATGAGCCAGCCCGACTAATAATGAAGTTAATTCCCCGTTGTAACCAATTAACAGTAGTATTCCGCGCATGTGTATCGCTAACAAAATTATGTCGCACCCTTAATGCTATTGAATCACAGTTCTCGAAAGTCATAACTGAATCTGGATCATCAAACCAGTTGCCTAAAATATCAACATCTGAATTATTAACTTGATATAAAGATATAGCAGACTTAAACAGATTTGGTGCTGAAGCATTTACATTGCTTGGGCCAAACTTGCAATTCCGTATTGTTACATCAATTGGCGACCCGGGACTGCCTCCTCTATTTATATAGATATGACCATAATTTGAACCCTGAAAATCAAAATTCTGAATTGTTACTGCTGTATAAGTTCCGGCAATTGTTACAGAATGATTATCATCATCCCCAGTAGTATCTACTAAAGCATCTAATCCCCCAGATGTGCCATCCAAGGTAAGAGACCCAGAACCAGAATAGGTACGCCCAAGGTTTGTTGCTGAAATTGATGGATCATTAACCCAAAGATAATCACCATTCGGCGCTGTATCTATGCCCGATACAGATGTATCGACAAAGGATGCAGCGGCTGCTGATATATCATCTGGACTTGTTCCATCATTTTTGACGTATGCTCGAACCGTCGTATCGACAAGTGCATCTAATGTAGCTGCTTCATCCGTATAATCACCTGCCCATGCTACCCATCCACCGTCACCCTCTGCAGGTTGATCCAGGTCATTGTCAGTAATCATGTAATGAGTGATGGTACCTGTTGCTGCTAATGAAAATAGATAAGCCTGGGAACCGGCAGTTGGATTCAGCGTTGTAAATGATGTGATCGTAGGTGATGCACTTGTCGTTGGAGTAACAGTTACAGTAATAGCATTGCTGATATTATCATCAGCATCCTTTACCCTCGCTGTCAGCGTATGAGAATTGTTATCAGACAAGGCAAATGTTTCTGGTTCGCCCGTGTCGTCCCAGTCACCATCATCTACAGCAGGGAAACTTGTATCGTCTTCTTTAATGATCCATTCTACCGGAGGTGTTGCTCCTTGATATCCCCAGGTTAAATCAGCAGTCGTTGTATCGATATCAACAGTGGCGGTGAATGATTGTAAAAATATATCTGAGATTGTTGTTACATTCCAAGTTTCAGTACGATCTCCCAGTATCACTGTCACTGTTGTTGTTGTCACCACACTTCCTGATGATAATTGACGTAATGTAACAGTATCAGTGTTTGAAATAACACCATCTGCATTTGTGAAAGTACCCGAATTAATAGAGTATTCGCCATTAGTAATAGAAATACTTGTTTGAGCGAGTAATCCTGAGATTGTTACTGCATTGGAAGTAACTACAAAGGTTAGTTGGGCGTTCTCAACATCGATAAACGTAACATCATCTGGCGTTTCAGTAGTTCTTGTTGGTGTTACTGTTACCCCGCTAGAACCATCAGATGTAAGTACCTCAGTAACTGTAGTATTATCTAATAACCATAAATAATAAGTATAAGAATTCCAATCAGGTAATTCTATTTGAGTAGGGAGTACTCCTTGTACCCATAAAGGATCTGTATTTAATGGATCTAAATCTTCAGTATTAGTAATTATATAACTATCATAAGTAGTATTGATAGGTGTTAAATTAGCAAATAAAGTATTTGAATCAATTGTAAGTTCAAATACTACACTACTTTCTTTTAATTCTAAATTTTCTACTCTACTATATAACTCATCTGTATTTTCATTTACCTTAGTAAACCCTTCATACAAATTATCTGATATACCTATATCAGGTCCATCTCCTAAATCTACTGTTTGTTTTGCCATTTTAAAGTAATCCTCTTTTATTTTTTTCTATCTATATGAGTAACAAATAAACGATTTAACTCACCAAGAGATATTAAAATGTCTTTGTGATCACCTCGATTTTCCTTCTTGTCTTGAGCCATATCAACCTTGATCCGATCTGAAGACTTTTCCACATGGTCAAGGATTTCAGTTTTAAATGCCTTTAGTTCGCTATGTGAAACCTTTTCATCCAATCCGTGAAGTATTTCTGAATATCGTTTTGATAAACGCCATATTCCTACAACTACACTTATCAAAGCTGAAACTACTATAACAACTAAAGATAGTTTATAATCAAAGGTTAGCCACCATGTCGGATCTGTTATCATTAAGGTATTCTCCTTAATTTATTAACCATCCAATCATGTTCTTTTTGCATAGAAATTATTGTTGTAGCTACTTCTGTAAGTAATGGTGGTGGAGGTAATTTTGCTATAAGACTATATATGTCGTATATCTTCATTTACTTTTATACCTGTCTTTTCCATACGAGCACATCTAGTTTTAGCTCCTATATCTACTTTTTCTATACGATGTTTTATATCTGTTATACGTTCACGTATTTGATCTTTCGTATATGTTTTTGATAGTGCAATAACTAATTTATCATCTATTTTACTAATTTCTTTATATTTTTCGTCTATTCTTTTAGTTTGTTCACCATATAAATTATACATAAGTTCTTTAAGTTCTTTACCTTGTGCACCTGTAAATGAATCATTTCGTACGGATGAAGTTAATGAATTAATGCCTAAAGATCCACCACCAGAAAGTAAAGAAGCTAATAAAATATAAATATACCATTTTTTTACACTTTTGTCAGTAGATTCTTCGGAATCATTCATATATTTTCCTCTTATATAGGCATATCCTTAGTTTTAGAAGTATTATATATTGAAATATTATTACTTACTAAAGATACAGCCTTTTCTTCTTCTATTATTGTTATAAAAGTTTTAACTCCTGCCCAATAAGATAAACTATTGGTGTATTCCGTGTCAAATAATACAAAACTTCCTGTAAATGTATAAGTTCCTGCTACTGCATCTAATGTATGATTATAAATAATATCAAATACTGTCGTCGAACCTGTAAGTGTATACGCTCCAGAATCTGCGTCTAATGAATAAGTATTAGATAGACCTAATCCTACATCAGTACCAGTAAGTATATAGGATCCAGAGTCTGCATCTAATGTATGATTATATACAGGTTCAAGAGCTACAATAGAACCAGTAAGTGTATATATTCCGAAATCTACATCTAATGTATGATTATATACAGGATCAAGATCTACAGTAGAACCAGTAAGTATATAAGTTCCAGATGCTGTATCTAATACGTATCCAGCACTAAGATCTACTGCAGTACCAGTAAGTGTATATGATCCAGAAGCTGCATCTAATGTATGATTATATACAGGATCTAAAGTTACAGCAGTACCAGTAAGTGTATATGATCCAGAAGCTGCATCTATTGAATAAGCACCTTCAGTATTAAAAGTTACAGCAGTACCAGTTAATGTATACGTTCCAGAAGCTGTATTTAATACATATCCAGTATTAAGACCTACAATAGATCCAGTAAGTGTATATGTTCCAGAAGCTGCATCTAATACATATCCAGTATTAAGACCTACAGTAGATCCAGTAAGTGTATATGTTCCAGAAGCTGCATCTAATACATATCCAGTATTAAGACCTACAGTAGATCCAGTAAGTGTATACGTTCCAGAAGCTGCATCTAATGTATGATTATATACAGGAGCTAAAGTTACAGCAGTACCAGTAAGTGTATAAGCTCCAGAAGCTGCATCTAATGTATAAGCGCCTTCAGTATCAAAAGTTACAGCAGTACCCGTAAGTGTATATGTTCCAGAAGCTGCATCTAATGTATGATTATATACAGGATCTAAAGTTACAGCAGTACCCGTAAGTGTATATGTTCCAGAAGCTGCATCTAATGTATGATTATATACAGGATCTAAAGTTACAGTAGATCCAGTAAGTGTATACGTTCCAGAAGCTGCATCTAATGTATGATTATATACAGGATCTAAAGTTACAGCAGTACCAGTAAGTGTATATGATCCAGAAGCTGCATCTAATGTATGATTATATACAGGATCTAGAGTTACAGCAGTACCAGTAAGTGTATACGTTCCAGAAGCTGCATCTAATAAAAGAGTGCCACTAAGATCTACAGCAGTACCAGTAAGTGTATACGTTCCAGAAGCTGCATCTATTGAATAAGCTTCACCAGCAACAGGCCCATTAATAACCAATCCAACTGTAGAACTAGTATCAATATCTGATCCGTCAATCGTATGAGTAACGCTAGATATTGTCTCAGTAGACGTTGTTTCAGCATTTCTTGTTGTTATTGCAATGGTGACTGTTGTAGCTTCATCAGAATCAACTGTTGTCCATCCAGAAGCTGCTGCGCCCCAGGCCCTAGTATCGACCGCACAGCCTACAAGAACACGTCCACCCGCCGTGTCAGTATCCCACGAAGGGGTCGTAACATTATTACTTGAGGTAGCATTGCCGCCTATATCAGAAACCGAATCTATAGGAGTGCCTGCATCAAACTCGCCCGCTGGAACGAGAATTGTATACGCATTCCAACGTTGCCCCGTGCTACCAATAGCCCAAGCGTGTGCCCCACTGCTTCTACTATCTGTTCCTACCCATGCGATAAGTCCTATACCAGGACCAGCCTGAGACCCGGTATCGCCAGCAACTGCTGTAAATTCTAGAGTCTCACTGAAAGGGCCAGTTGACGGCGGGGTAATAGGGAAATTAACTGTATCGTCATCCATTGCAAGAACGGTGATAAGTAAATCACCATCCGCATAGGCTGGATAACTAACATCTGGAGTTGTGTCGACTGAATTATTGGAACTATTTGTTAGATCACCGATTTCAATTACTGGAGCAGCCATTAGTCTATCCCTTTATCTTACGCCTGGCCTGACACCTGGACGCACGCCTGGACGCACGCCTGGACTGGTGATAACGCCACCATCTTCTGCTTTATATTCCAACGCACCAATATCCGGCGCATCACCCGAAATAACTAAATTCCCGCGACTGTCCTTCCACAGCCAAACCAAATCATCTACATTACGACTGATGCTATTTTCTAAAGTAATTATATTGTTTACATAATCAACTGATGCTATCTGGACCTTTGCACTACCAGATAAATTCGACCCTACTGCTATCCAGTCCCCTTGCATACCCATCCATGTCGGAAACCCTGACACATCATAAAAATACTTTGAATCCGCTACGTATAGTGATGTTCCACTCCCAGAATCTGATCCTGTGATGATGGTTAGATTTGTCCCCCGATCTATTAACGTACTAGACTCTGTTAACGTGTAATCACTATTATTATAATTAGTGAATAATGGATCAACTGTTATGATGTCTGTAAATTCTGGATACGTAGGACCAGACAGAGACTCTGCTTCTGAAGCATTTCTACCACCTAAATCCGCAGCATTAATATAATCAGTTCCACTGCTAGTCCCGATCATATTAGTAAACCACTTGTCTCGGATTCCGTCTGGTAAATTTTGTGATCCACCAGCATATTGAACTAAGACGCCAGAATATGGGTTTCCATACAGTAGATTGTTAACCATCCGATTATTTCCTAAATCTAGAAAATTCGTCCCAACATACTGTAGCCCATACGAATGGTTACGATTTTTTACCATCGTATTATTGTAAATGTGATTATCAGTCGCGTCTGAATCACCCCCACTAGTACCCGATGTTGTTTTCAACCCTCCAAGCGCCGAACTCGTATAGTCTGCTGCTCCCCCTTTGTGTATTATATTGTATCGAATTATGTTATCAGGGGCTGATAACTGAAGGGCATTCCCCGGTGTTGCTCCGGGCCATTGATCATAATCAAAAGACGATCTACATTCATTCCCTTCCCATAAATTATTTCCTCCAGCGTGCCAAAGAGCGCAGGCGGTATGATAATCGTTGCTAATAACATTATTTCGGACTACATTATTTGTAGCTAGTGTACTAGAAATATACAATGCGTCATGTGATGCACTATCTATTATATTATCTTGATACAAGTTATAATCTGAGTCTTTTGCTACTTGAATTAAATCTTGTGTTTCCTCAGTACTATCATTTTGTGCGTCATGCTCACCGTATATTTCATTATTCTCAAATACATTATATATAGTCGTAAAAGATCCTTCCCAAGTGCTGGCACAGGCAGACCATCCGCGACTTGCCGTTATGCTTCCATCCCCTCCATTGCGATAACCTAAAACAACATTTTTAACTATCGTCCCTTCAGATCCACACGCATTCCCGTAAGTAGAAACAAAACCTGTAGGTATGTGCACGATTCTTCTAGTGCCATCCTCATCACTAGGCCCTGCACCATTTACTGTAATATAATCACGCTCTCCTAGTGCAATTGAACCCCTATCCGTATAACCACCTGTTCCCGTCCAATTCATCGTAACTTGACCATCACCATAAGCCTGATATGTAATCCGATTATCGTTATCAGTCCCGGATCTAGCTGGACGTATCTGTTCACCAGTACCGTATGTTCCGGCTTGTAAATAGATTACATCTTCAACAACTGCCTCATCATTCGCTGTATCTAAATCACAGGCAGCCGTTCCTGTAAGACCTGTACAGTCACCCACTGAACCAATGCAATTGTCTCCACCATCATCCCAAGCTGAAGTCCCATTACTGGAGACACAGTAATAAGTCGGAGCTGCATTAGCCAGAAATGGCAGACATAAAAGACTAACCAGAATGTAGTGCACTGGCATGACCTCCTGTGTGGATGATGATGGAGGTATCGACCCATTCCTTGGTAGCAGTAGCATCAACAATCATCGCCACAATGATCTCGGCCTGCATCTGAGCAGTGACTAATGCCAGTTTCCCATATCCACCAGTCAGAAATGACAGTGTGGCATTCGATGCCGCAGCACCTCCAGTTGCCGCCACACCATCCAGATATAAAATTAGATCTGTAGATGATGACGGTGACGGGTCTGAAGTCTGATAATCCCCGGTCGACGAATCAGGATCGAGAAACGGAAAGTAGAAATTATTCATCTCTCCAGTAGTTGAACCATACACTCTTAAATCAGGCATAAATTTCTCTCACATTACTGGCTAAATAGCCATACTGTTCCATCACTTCCCTGTGGTCGGACTCTATTCTCTTAGCTTGGTCTGGTGATAAAATGTCTTTCCAGTGACCAGATGTACCGTGGTGGAAGAAGGTGTCTGTGTGTTCCGAGGTTTCGATTAAATCATGT